CACCGGTTTGACAGGCGGGCCAATTACTTCGACAGGCACGATATCTCTCGCAAACACTGCCGTCTCTCCGGGTTCGTATACGAATACCAATCTGACAGTCGATGCACAGGGCAGGATTACGGCTGCATCGAACGGGGCGAGTGGTTCTTGGACTAATTACAGCCCTACAGTAACACCTGTTTCGGGTTCGTTTACTACCGTGACTGCAACAGGAAGATACTGGAAAACCGGACTCATTGTTTATTTGACGGTCACCATCACCGCCACTAATATCGGTTCGGGTTCCGGTTGTCTTGTGAGTCTTCCGTTCGCTGCCGCTACGAATTCGCCTTTCGCCTTTTCTGGTAGAGAAACGGCTATCAATGGGAAAGCGTGGACGGGCACCATAAACTCTTACAAGTCATGGGTGCTGTGTCTCCAAGATTATAGCAATGATTCACTCGCCAATAGTGAGGTAGTGACCGTGAGTGGGTTCTACGAATCCACATCTTAGAAAGGGTTCATGCAACTTTATGTGAAGTCTATTTCCAATCGCTTTTTGAGATTCCTGTATGCATTCTTCGTCCAAATGCCGCTCAGTATTTACTGGCGGTATCTGACGGCCTATGTCCCTTCAACTGCGACGTTCATAAACTACACATCGGTGTCCGATGCGGCGTTGCAAGAGCAATGGACGCTCGCCCAACAAGGGCTTGCGTCCGCATCATTCCCGATGACGTGCTCGGGCGGGCCTATGCACGCAGCAGACCCACGGGCATTGACTGTAAAACCAAAGCACGTCACCGTTGTATCTGTACAGGATATCACACCCGGAGCAATCGTGACGCCTGACATGAGCCAAGAACGATGTCATTCATTCGCTGAGCCGTGGCACAAACCGAGAGTCTATGCGGCTCAGAGTAAGGTGCCTGTGACGCTCGCTTACGAGTTCGAAAATCTGATCCTCTCGGACCTTGGGTACGATGTATCAGGGAGATAGATATGGAATATAGCCAGAACGGGCTTCATCTCACAGAACAATTCGAACAATGCCGTCTTACTGCTTATCCAGATGTAAAGGGCGTGCTCACTATTGGTTGGGGACACACGGGCGCAGACGTATATGAAGGATTAACAATTACCCAAGATCAGGCGGATGCGTTACTGTTACGGGATGTGCGTGCCACCGTCAACCATGTCAACTTCCTCGTAAATGTACCACTTACACAAGGAGAGTTTGACGCTATCGTTGACTTCTGTTTTAATTGTGGGAGCGGGGCGTTCGCAGGGTCTACGATGCTACGATTACTCAATGAGGGCGATTACGCAAGTGCCGCAACTCAGTTCGAACGCTGGGATAAAGCGGGCGGTAAGATAATAGCGGGTTTGTTACGAAGACGTATTGCAGAAGAACAAGAGTTCAACAGTTAGGAGATATATGCCGTTCAAAGACCCGAAAGTCCGACGAGAATATATCAAGAGACATCGTGCGACGGGTGCTCAAGATTGTGAACATAAAATCCGAAAAGATAGTTGTTGTAAATGTAACGGGTGTCCACACGGTCGCTTGAAATCGAGTTGCAAGGATTGCAAGGGTTCCCAGATTTGCCAGCACAATCGAATTCGACATGTTTGTAGGGAGTGTAAGATTCTAGGTATCGGAGGAGTTGGACGATGTTCACACGAGCGACGTAGACTCTATTGTGTTATATGTAATCCGAAGGGAGCCTACAAAATATACCAAAGACAAGCGGAGGAAAGAGACCTTTCTTTCACCCTTACATTATCCGAATTTTCTGATATCGTTTCTAGTCCCTGTCTTTATTGCGGGAGATTGCCCGAAGAAGTGAATGGCATGGGTGTAGATAGAGTAGACAACCGCCAAGGGTATGAATTGGGGAATTGCGTACCCTGTTGTGAAGTTGATAATCGAGCGAAACTTGAACAGACTTTACACGAGTACGTAACTCAGTGCGAGCGAGTAGCCGCACGGAAAGGCATCTTATGCCCCTTGGTCTCGTAAGGCAAGGCGATTATGCCAACGGCTTTGCAGTCGTTGAGCCTCTGGTCTTTGGAAATCCGGTCACAGTGACAGATACGAGTCACACAGAACCACAACCGATGCCTGTGGGCACGGGAAACATCCTTAATCTCCCGGTCGTTTACGGGAATCTGGTAACTTGGGTTCCTTCCCCTGCACACTTTGGAAACGCAATTCCGTATGTCCCGCCGACCCCGCCGTCCAGCGCAAGTGGTTTCGAACTGGAAGATGGAAGCGGAGTAATACTGCTAGAAGACGGCGACGTGCTTCTGCTGGAGAATCAATAGGAGATATATGAACGAAAAGATTTCACAACTCACCCCGCACACGCCGAATGCAGCAGACGTGATCCCTGTCGAAGATGGCGACGTAAACTTTACTGACACGGTCAGCGGCATCGTGAACCTTGCTGCCGTCGCTGCGGCTGCTCTTTATCTGCCTCTCGCTGGTGGAACGTTGTCCGGCACTTTGACTATAGGGTCAGTGGCGAATGCCCCAGTTCTTACAGGGTCCGCCTTCCAACTGATTATCAATCAGGCATTATACGCTGTCGTTGTCGGCGTTGGCAACGGTGCGGGCGGCTATTGGTCGCAGAACGTGTTGGCAATCCCTGTCGGTAGTCACCTCGATTGGAGTGCTTCGAGCAATGCTTCCGCATCGACTGACACATCCATCAGCCGTGTCTCTCCGAATGTCATACAGATTGGTAACACCTCTGGGACGCCTGATGCAAGTGGCACGCTGAACCTAGCCGCTATTCATGTGGCGGGAGGCACTACTGGATCGGCCACAGGTTCTGGAATATTTGGCAATTCAAGCTTCGCAAGCACTGCCAACGTCGACGGAAATCTCACAAACGGAGTGAACATCCAAGATGCTACTGGAAACCTGATTCAAAGTGGATTGGCTGGTACCATTCCTTGCATATTGCTTTATACTCCCAGTACTGGTGCTATTTTCATGGACGACGGCGCTGGCGACGGTGTAAGCATTTGGAACGGTACAGTAGGGTTTGAGGATGCCGCTCATGACCTGTTCACGTTGAATGCTGGCACTATTTTATTTCAGGTGGACAACGCCCATAATAAGGCGAAGTTCCAGATGTCAGGAACAGGCTCCTTTGACCTGTATGGGAATGGCACATCTGTTCTGGGCTTCGATAACACCTCTGGCTCGCGCTATGGGTCACTGGATACATTCATCTCTCGTGGTGCGCCTGGCACGGTTTGTATCGGTGCTGGCGCGACTGCTGGGGATGCGAGCGGTACTCTTAATGCCGCTACATTAATTGAGAATGCTACGCTTACCCCCGCTTCTGCTACGACTGCTGGAGTGACAGGGCAAATTGCTTGGCAAGGTACTAACGGAACGACCGGACAAATTTTCATCTGTACATCTGGTGGAAGTGCAGGCGGCGCAATTTGGATGGCTGCTACATTGGTTAAAGTCTAGTCACTTATGGGCTAACTGAATCCGGTCAAAGTAAATGACGACAATACCGACGACGATCTGAATCATGACGCTGATGACAGCGCACACGGTTCGGATCGTCGTTTTTTGTTGTTCTGTGATCTTCATCAGCCCGCCAGTAAATCCCTGACCGCACCGTATCGGGATACTTCGGGGTTGAGCCCACGCTCGGCGACCTTCAACTCTTCTTTAGATCGCCTCTGGGACACGTACTCCCGGCATTCGACGGCTGTCCCGATGAACACACATCCCGCCTTGGGATCATAGACCCCAAACTTGAGGCCGACAGGTCTGAACTCAAACTTCACTTGCTTAGGCAGTTTATCGTCGATGTAAGGCATTGACCCTCCCAGACACATTTGGATTTTGGTACAGACTGGTGCTCGATTCTGTTTCTACGTGCCACTTCGCCTAACGATATGGGGAGGGCGGGGGAGGGGAAATTAGAAGTTTGCTCGCCTTGGGCTACGCTCGTCGATCCACCGTAGGGCAGGATGACGTAAGTAGCGTGCTGGGGATGCTCGGGGAACGTCACCGGACGGTCGCCGATACTCTGGGCGAAAGCGGCACCCGTAATACAGGCGGCTATTAGGCAGACGGTCAGTACCACCAAAATCGTTCCTACAATCGTTAGCACGGCTTCTTTCATAATCCCTCCACTGGAATCTAGTCTACCAGAATCTCAGATAGTGTCAATAGCACGGTGGTAACCTTCAGTAACCAAGATCGCAAAAGATGGGGTTACCATCCTTCCCTTTCGATCTCACATTGTCGCCCATGATATCGTCCAGATGAACACCAGTCAATTCGAAGATTACGTCCGACAGGATGACGTTCTTTCCCCTATCTGGACAAACGAACGGGTAGTAGTCGGTGACCATCACGCCGTCTCGCCGGTTGTAATAATACACGGGCGGCAGATGCTTCTTGAGACTCCTATACTTCGATAACTCCCGAATCTTCTTGACTTCGTCTCTCGTGTGTCCGGCATTGTCGGCGTAGTCCGGGCGGGGAAACTTGATCACGAGCCCTGTGCCGACGATTCTATAAGCCTGCCGGAACGCACCATTGGCTTTCATGCCCTTCTTAGTCTTCGAAAAAATCTCCCGCAATACTAACCCCGGAAGATTACGGGCGGTTTTCGGCTGAACTGTGCGGATGATCCGCAGAGCACGGCGCTTAGCTACCCCCCAATTATGCATCTTTCTTTCCTTCTTTCAAATTCTTCTCCACTCTTTGTCTCGCCGCTTCGTGTTCCTTTTCAGCTTTGATCAAAGCCAGTGTATCCCTCGAAGGCACGCATTTGTCTAGGATATTGTTCAAATCCCATTTCTTCTGTTCAAACCCCGCCATCTGCATCTGGTACACTTCGATCAACTTCAAAGCGTGTTCGAGCCCCTTCTTTCGGGCGGCATCCACCGCAGGGATGTTCGCAGGGTTGTCATACTTCGCCAGCGTCGTAGTTATCACATCCAACCCGTTTGCGATGTAATCTTGAAAATCTGCAAGGGCTTGCCAACGGGTTGTAACATCTTCCAGTGATTTCTTTGTAGGCCGCTCCACCTTTACGACCTGTGTTTGAGTTTTCGGCTCGGGAGTGGAACTATTCGGATGAGTCAACCCAAACTCGTCCACCGTTCGATCCTGCTTCCACGCATGGTTTACGCAAAACTTCGCGGTCGTATTGCTGGAACTGATTACCCCTGTCTCTGTGCATCCGGGCTCAGCACAAGACCGATCCCTATCCCGCTCGTATTCCTTGCCGTGAGTGTCACAATACCAATTGCTATCGAGACAGACCGTCGAAGGATCGCCGCATCCGAAGATGCAACAGACTGTAGGATCGATATCAGGATTATTATCGCTTGGATGACAATCTTCGGACATGTTTCCTCCAAAAGCGTAGATACTCTACCGCCCGTTGCACCGTTCTCACATTATCCGTGAACAACCCCAAGGCCTTATTGCATGAATGACACAACACCCCTCGCCATTGATTTCTCAGGTGATCATGATCAAAATCAGGCGTAACCTTAAAAGGTTTTCGACAGATAGCACATTTATGCTTTTGAATTTTTATCTGGGTTACATAATGTTCATTTGCCCCAGTTCCGTAGCGCCAATCCCGAATCTTATGTCGATTGGCAGCATAGTATCTACGATAGTTTTCTCGGGCTTTAGATATGTTCTTTCGTCGATAGGCATCCGTTTTTCTCGCTATGGATTTCTTATTACGGGCATAATGTGCCCTGTTATTCTTTCGAACTTTATCCCGATTAGCATCCACCCATGTCTTTATATTTCTAATCATGGAAGGCTCGCAGTCGCATTAACTTCGAACACGCTTTGGAGGTCATGGCACGCAATACCGTGGAATCTCCTATGTGCGATTCTGTCATACGTCACGACGAGCGGTCCGGTCTTGCCCTGAAAGAAGTCGGCTACCTGCCCGCAGAATAAAACAGACTCGTCATAGAGGGCGGGAGTGTTGTAAGGCTGAAAACGGACGTTCGTCGCCCGGTCTTCCTCAGATTCCAGAATCTGGCCGTCAATCGGCTGGGCAAATAAATATTCATTGGTGTTAGTGTAAATTTCCGAGATTCCCAGACTGTTCGGTCGATTGACCTTTGTTGTACTTCCATGGGCAATTAGGCAGGCCGGACCAAAGCACATCAAAAGAACCATGATTATAGCCGCTATTACGATTAGTTTTTCTGCTGTTGATGGAACGCTCTCCATAAATCCTCCAAATCATTTGGGCGGATTGCCCGCCGCCTCGGGTGTAGCCACGGGTTCTTCATACCGTGAACTACGTCAGAGATAACTCTATCGCAACGTCAGGTGCCTTGTCAAGCGCAATCTTTGTACGCTTACAGGTGCACACCTTATGGCAATTTGTACACCTAAAGGTGCCCAAACCCTGAGTGGCAGCTTCCTTGGACTTCGAGCCCAAATATTGGCAGGGCGGTTTGGTAGCAACGACATTGCAGCAAGTGCTGGTGTATACGTTGACCGGATTACCCTTCGGCGTCGGCCTTGGCTTCTTCCCGTGATTTTTCATATCCCTCCTCTAGCTTGGTTTGGAGCGTACTGTGATAATCATCTACCTTTTTGCGGAGAATGTCAAGAGGAATCTGGTCCCGTCGAAACTTCTCGTCATGATTGTGGCCGGGGATCACAAACCATGCATTCCCAGTGAGCACCCCGATTTTCAGGGCATATTGAATCAAATCTTCCGCCTTATCGAAGCCAGTCTCGTAGAGGAGACCAACTACCGTCTCACGGAACGGCATCGCAACTTTACATTTTACAGCCTTGATATTCACCTTGTGACCGATCACTCGGTCGCCATCTTTGATTGTACCATTCTTGGATGCGGCCACCCTGCGAACTTCTAAGCGTACGGAAGCGTAAAATTTCAGAGCCCGTCCGCCTGTCGTGACTTCTGGCGATCCAAATACTAAACCCACCTTCTCTCGGATTTGGTTGATCCATACGAGCATCACGCCAGCTACTGCTGCTTTAGCGACTAACTTACGACAGGCTTGACTCATCAATCTTGCGTGCAACCCCATAAAACTATCACCCATCTCTCCATTTATTTCCGCTCGGGGAGTAAGGGCTGTTACGGAATCTATGACAACGAGATCGACAGCTTTTGAGTCCACTAACCCTTCAACGATTTCAAGAGCCTGCTCCCCGCAGTCAGGCTGACTTATGACCAACTCTTCCATATTTACCCCTAAGACATTAGCGAACGATGGGGACAAGGAATGTTCGGCGTCTACGAAGGCCGCGATCCCGCCTGCTTTTTGGCATTCTCCAATCAGGTGTAAACATAAGGCTGTCTTACCCGCAGACTCAGGACCAAATACTTCTATGATTCGTCCCCTAGGGAATCCTCCGCATCCCAATACTTCTCGATCCACCGAAGGCAGATTAGTCGGTATGTTTGGAACCGGCTTATTGACTCGATTCCCCTGTCGTTGAAAAGTCGTCGTATCAAATTGTTTGTCCAACGTCTTACCCAAGGCTTCTATAGCCTTGAATCGTTGTTCTTTGTTCATCATATCTCCTTCGTGCGTCTTCCAAATACCGTAAAGCGTTCTCTAAAACTCTTTGTCTTCAACTGCGGTTAAGCGTGTGTTGCACCAATAATGGGTTAAACCTCTCACGAAATTTGTTTCATGATCATGCTCGACGACAGGACGTTCGTCGCCAAAAGGTTTTCTACAAAGGGCACAACAGTTCCCTTGTGCCGCAAGAAGGTTTGTAAAATATTGTAGAGACATTCCATATGTCTCCTTAAGTTTATATCCCTTATGCTTAGTGGGATTGTTTTTTCTCCACTCTTTCAAATAGCATGATTCACAAAATCCATTAGAGTACATCTTCCGATCTGGGTGACACGCCGGTTTCATTCGTTCCGCTAATGGGAGTATTCGTCCCCTCGCATCCCGTTTGTGTATTTCGTGCATCTTTCTCCTTTTGTAATTTCTCTGCGTCTTCTCGCAGCCGGTTCATTGTAGACATGAATTTGCAAAATTGAACTCTGTACTTTCTGCCTCGTAATTTGTCCACGAAGGCGAGCCCGTGTTCCTGAATCGCTTCGTCTGTGACTTTCACCAATTCCCCATGGGTAGAAAAAAATGCGTACCAACAGAACTCGCAATTGCGAAACGTTGGCTCATTTATTTGGTCTTGGTGATGATTACAACCTATCGTTCGAGGATGCCGGACAGTGAAGTACTGACCCCGTAATTTTCGTAACTGTGCCTCGGTGATCTGTTTCGGCTGTGTCGGCGTTCCTTGACTTTGTGGAATGTCGGCGTTCGGCGACTCGCAACAATTCTTATGCTCGTCCATCGAACACCTCCGCAGCCGCAATCTCTTCCTGTAACAGTACAGGTGGAATCACGCCAAATTTCTGTAAAAGAATGTTCTTCTGAGGGAACTTGATATTCTCATCATCCCCGATCTCGTCCCGCACTTGCTTTTGTAGTTCTTGTTCTATGCTTTTGGTCATTTCTGACCTCCTGAAAAAACCGGGTAGCACGCTCGACTGTGTATCCCGTGTGATACGCAAAAGTTTCACTATCAACCGGCTCCATGTCTACGCCCGCCCAGTTGAACATATTTCGTACAGCATGAGTGGCTTCGTGGGCTAATATCTTCGCCATCTCATATGGTTTGTACAGAGTGTCCATACACATGAAGATATGGCAGTTTGGGGACTCTGATCGAACAGTCAATGCCGCGGGTACAGGATTCATGTGTCTCGATGCAGTGACTGACCCATATTCACATTCAACCATATGGGTTAAATCTTTATCGACACATATATAAATGCAATAGTCCTGCCACACGAGGAATTTTATTCGATATCGATAATAACCGTATTTACATGGCTTCACCTTCATTTGGTTCTCCGTATCGTTCTGAAGTAGCTACCCTTTCCATGTAAAGGAAATATCCCACGCTTGATGAATTCATTTCCCAATCCTTGAGCGAGGCTATGCATCGTCTCCCCCAGAATACTCTGAGCATGAACCTCTCGTTCGATATAGTCCTCGGAATCAAAATTGATGTATGCCTCTTCGAATGCCCGCCACGCAGTTTCTGCTTTGAAAACCTTATGAAAGACTAACTCAACGTCGGCCCGAAAGTCAACCAAGGTCGGGCGAACGTGATTAGTCGTCCCTTTCCCTCCGCTTCCAATATTGACAGCGGAGACGCCGACTTGAACGCCACGAGCCGCTCGATAGGAATCTAGGACGCTATCGAAAGCGTGCTTTCGCTTTGCGAACTGCGGTGACTTTCTTTTCTTCATAGCATCCTTTCTGCTTTAGAATCGGATTCCAGTATTCGAAGTACGCCTTGATCCGGTTCAAGAACTCGATAGGCGTCAGCTTGACGTTATTTGCACTGCACTGACGCTCGATCACTCCGACGACATATTTGTTGCACAGAAAACAAAGTAGTCCTCTGTTGCATCGTCCGCAGAACTTCTTCTTGCGACGTGGGCAACACTTGTGCTCGTGATCCTGAAACGGGGTGAAGTGAGCAAAGTCCCGTCCACAGATCGCACAACTGTTCTTCTGTTCGTCCCTCTGCTTGTTCTGTGCTTCCCGCGTCGTATTGTAAACGTCTCGAAGTCGCTTGTCCTTCGCCCGCTCCCGACTAGTCAATTGACCTGCTTTGCCCTATATGCGGCTATATCTGCGTCAATGATATCGAATCTCTTTTCATTTAAGATTGCCAGCGTCCAAGATTCATATGGTCGCCGGGTTTCAATGTAATCGTACGCATGATGAAGAAATTCAGCAATCATCATAGGTGTTGGTTGTTCAATCATTTCTCGTCACTTCCTCTCTGAGTGCCCCATAATTCAACCCTCTAGTTTGTCATTACACAGTCGATCTACCAATTCATTTCCTTTGTTCCCTGCATGCCCTCTCACCCAATGCAATTGGTGGTTGCCGCCAGCAATCAAAACACGGGCGGAACGGGTTAATGACTTTAGCTCGTATTGCTTAGCCTTCCACTCACCAGACACGAGTTTTACTACAAGTTGGCTGTCACAATTTATATCTAGATCGGTAATCGAAGTCATCCTAGCATATTTAAGCAAATCAATCAAGCCCTGAAATTCAGCAAAATTATTGGTATGCAACTTAGGGCCTAGGTAACGAGAGGATGCATAAAAAACTGCATCCCCATCGTAAATAGCATAGGCACAGGAGCACTGTCCGCCTTTGCATGCTCCATCACAATAGGCTCTCATCGATTGTCTCCAGAACTCTTTATGACCCCACGTTCCTTTCGATCTCTGAGTTTTCCCAAATTGACTTCAGCGACATGATTTAGGGTAGTACCCAACTCATCCGCCATCGCCGCTAGGTACCATAGCACATCCCCTAGCTCTTTCACAATCTCTTCCCATTCTTTAGTAGGCATGCCATGGGCACTCATCTCTTCCGTATTACGCCAACGTTTCTTTATTTTATCACAGACTTCACCTGCTTCTCCAGCAAGACCCATAGCCGGATATACTAGGTTAGCTCCTACACAGGGATACTCCGCTGTCTTAATAGCCTCGTATTGATAGTTGTTAAGCTCCATTTGTGGTCTCCTTTTGTGATTTTGATACTGCGACACACCAGTCAATAAACTCTTTTTGTGAAAGACCCCTCTTGATGTAGTTTATTTCCTTGTGTACCCATTGAACATTGGAAAGAAAGTATCCTTTAGAAGAGTCTTTTCTGTCTAAGGATGCTGTTATTTCCTTCCATACAGGTGCTCCTGCGGCAGCGTGTCTACTTAAGGTGATGAGCACATTTGATAGAGCACATCTTTGTCCTTGTTTTATAAATAAATTCCAGGCATCTTCTATGCCTAGATTAAACCCTATCTCTCGTTTCTTCGCACCCCGCCTAATATGGCTCCAAAAAGTACCAGACAAATCACCTACACCTTTGTATCCCGGTTCTGGAACACCGTGTTCTCTAGCAGTTTTCTTCGAAGCACAGCTCTTACAACACTTGGTTCTCCCAGAAAGAACATGGTCCTCCCTGCGAGTTTCTACAGAACCGCAGGTACACTTAACTACGCAGTATCTTCGTCTATCAGTGAAAACTTTTAAGACTCCCCACTTAGCTTCCACAAGAACCCCCATGCCCGCTTAATTCGCATACATCCCCAGTCTCAATGAACGTTTGACCTACATGCTTGACTGCGGTTGCCCAGCGAACGGGATTCAAAGGTTGCCCATCCCTAGCACCGTTAGGATATGCAGTTACGCCTCTTAACTGTGGAAGATATTTCATAAGAATTTTTCCAAATTTCTGAACAGTGTCCTTGTTATTTGTTTCACTACCCCACTCTGGTAAATTTATTGTACTCGATATAGCATGATCCACATACTTTTGCATATGGGCCTGAAAAGCTAAGCGCCTTTCAACGTCTTCTGCGAGAACATACGCATCCTCAATCTCTTCCGCATTTACCCCATCTTGTTCTATAAGACGCTTAGCGGTAGGATCAAGTACATATTGATAGTTCCAAACACTACCTTTCAAATAGCGTCTTTTATACGCAGCACAGAATAAAGGCTCAATACCCGAAGTAGTTTCTGAAATTATACTAATAGTTCCCGTCGGGGCAATAGCTCTAGTTTTCACGGGGGGAGACAAATCCCATTCTTTGGAAAACTTCTTTGCTACCTCAGTGCTGGTGGCATAAATTTCCAAGTATCTATCGAGGTCTGCATCTATTCCATACTTCTTACCATGTACTAGAAGCCATTCGTGAATCCCCATGAGACCGAGACCTAATCTACGATTCTTCGTTCGGATCATGTCTACTTTGGCGTAGGGCACGTCGCTATAGACAGTCCCCGCCAGTAGAAAAGGTATCGCACATTCTAGCACAGCTTTCATGTTTTCGAGACTCGTAATGCGGGCCATGTTGATCGACCCCAGATTGCAAATATCAGAATCATCTCCGCTGGTAAGCTCCGTGCAGGCATTGCGAAGGGTTTCATGTTTATTCTTCCCACAATCAACCGTAAACCAAGGCTCCCCGGTCTTCAGACCCCGTTCTATGACAGACCAGTAAACCTGTTCAGCCATACTATCTTCATCTTGAAAAGCCTTGAAAAAGTCATCGTCTAGTTGTACTGATATATTAGTCCCATCCATTGTGGCCGGAAAATTGAAATCCTTAGCCTTCATCGCTCGTACTTCAGGTATCCAATCTTTCATATGAATAAATTTTTGTATATCGGGATGCGACCACTTCAAGCCAGCCCACAAAGCAGAACGTCTACTTCCACCTTGCATAATGAACCGTCCTGCCTCATTCAAAATCTGCATAAGACTACACGGACCCGTGGCAAAGCCTCCTGTTTTACGGATTGGTTTCCCTTCGGCTCGGATATTTGAGTAATCGGCCCCTATTCCTGCCCCCGTCATAAGTCCCATGGAGCATCTTTGAAGATGATCCGCCCAGCCTTCTCTGGAATCTTCTGCACGCATAAGCAAACAGTTATTGACCTGATGATAAGGTCGTCCTGTGGCGTATAGATACCGCCCACCAGGGATAAACTTCCTGTCGATTACATACTGCGTTGTCTGATCAACCAGACTCTTAGGGGCATTTACGGCTTTGAAAACCGTCCTTACAACCCTATGGGCAACGTCGGCCCAAGATTCTCCGTCTTGGGCATACTTTTGGTTCAAAACTGTTTTAGAAAAAACAGACATTTCATCTTTCATCTTTTTCTTTCGCCTCCACAAAAAATTGGTGTTTCGACATGCAATTATATACCACAAGATATGTCTCTACCTTTGATATACGCCCAGAATAAGACCTAACACTGGTCGGTCGGGCGTGCGATGG